TCTGTCCAGACAGTATCATATTCTGGAATAATTCTACCCCAAACTAACACAGTTCCTACTTCTCCGCTACCCGCAACTCCTCCAACTGTTACAGAAGAGCCACCGTTTACTGTCACTGTACCAACAGCACCTGTTGCAGCTAGGGATACAGCGGGTATAACCGCAGTCGTTCTTTGCGTCACTCCACCCACACTTGCGGTAGCAGCTAAACCTGTTTCAGGAACAATCGCATCACCAATAACGGTAACTTGATGTATGTTTGCACTAGCCTCAAGACCTGTCACGGTAGCAACTGCACTAGCGTTTACAGTTACTGTACCAAGAGCAGATGATAAAGCAGAAACAGTCGGAAGGTTTACTAGAGCCGTACCTATTACAGTCGGCACTGTAACTTCTCCAGTTCCTGCTACTCCAGTAAGATTTACTACAACATTCGTAATTGCTGTTACATCACTTGTAGAACCTGTTGCAGTTAAACTACCAACAGGAATAGCAACTCCGCCTCCAAGTGAAACGGCTACCGTGCCTACTGCACCCGTGCCTACAAGACCACTTGCATCAAGGTTGTTGTCTGTAACAAGAGATACTGTGCCAACAGAACCTGTCGCACTTACGCCTGTCGCCAGAACACGAGTAACGGACGCATCATCACCTATCGGTACTTGAGCTATCGATGTTGCGCCAAAAAACATTTAGGCTACTCCTGAATTAAGAGGCTTCTTTGTTTCCCTCAACCGACTGTATCAAAGCATCTGTGTATGCTTGCTGAGATACCTCTACAATGTTTAGCTCCGCTTTTATCTGTGCTATCTTAGTTTGGCACAAACGAAGTTGATTGATAATACCTTTTTGTTCATCACTAAAAGTATCTATATCATGGTCTGTTCCGTTTATGGAAACAATGTTTGTTTTATCTGTCATGCTTTATCCTTTTACCAATATCTTTGTTGAAGCGACTGCTTTTCCTGCCAACACACCGCTATCAGTTGTTTGCAAAGTTCCATCTAACCCAACGTAGTAAGTTGTATTTATTGTAAGCCCTGATTGATTTTCATTTATACCACCAAAATGTGTAATTTTACCAGAAGCGCCTTGAGAAATTGCACCTTCTGCAAAACCTATAAAATCACTGTTATCTGATGTTATTGATTTTTCAGCACCTTCTACATACAAGCCGTTGCCAGGTGAATTAAAACTCAACATATACTGCACAAAAGTAGAAGAAGCATCACCGCTTGAAGCAACCTCAAAACCATAGTTACTCGCAGCGTAAGAAGTAGAATGATTTGAAAGAACTATCTCTGATCCAGTTGAGATTGTAAGACCAGTAGCTCCACTTCCAGTATTTGTAATCGTAATTTGTTTTGAAGCATTTTTATTTGCGTCATTTCCATAAAAACCAACAATACCACCAACACTATCTACTGCAAAAGTAACGCTTCCCTTTGTGTTATTGCCCGAAAATTGAATTAGTGGTTGGCTGCTTCCTACCGTAGCAGTATTACTTGATATAGTAATAGTTCTCATATAAACCCAATCAGCCGTGCTGCCGCTTCTGTAATAATATCCTGCTAACCATGCACTATTTGTAGAGTCATATATAATTGCACTTCTACCATAAGTACTTCCAATGTCAGATGTAGATACTTCAGTCACGCTACCTGCTGTTATTGTAGTGCCGCTAATTGAAAAAGTCACAACGCTTGTACGACTATTGGTAGTGTCTCCACCTAAGTAAGCAAATTGACCACTGTTATTTGTAGCAACATGACCATTTCTTATCGCTGTATTTAAGTTTAATTGCAACTGAGAGTTTACAGTTATTGAATAATTAGCGTTTTGTGTTATAAGATAAACCCAAGTATCATTCCCTCTTTGAAAACATACTACAAATTTATCTAAACCTTCGTCATAGCAAATAGCAGAACCTGTGTAATTTCCATCACTATCTATCGTAGACGTAGCAATGTGTTGTCTATTGTTATTAACGTCAGCATAAAAAGAATAAGCTTTAATGTCATCATTGCCAGAAGTTGAGATAGCCAAACAAGCGCCCAAATCAGGATTGTAAGCTACTCTTGAGTAGTCACAGGACGAACTGTTTAAAATAGTTTCACCTTGGCTCGAAAAAGTGCCATTTGCATTTCTAATATAATTAGAAAATCTAAGAGAACCGTTACTTGGGTCTGTCCAAACTTGTATCATATTTTGAACAGTGTTAGACCCGTTCTTAGCTTGATAAACTATATCATTATTTTGTGTTAAATTACCTCTGTTATATGGATCATCTACACTTGTTAGAGTGCCAACTGTCAAAGAAGCAGGTTTAACCTGACCATTTGATGCTAGTATAGCTGCTTGCCCAGAAGAAAGCGCAGAGCTTGCTGTAAACTCAAATGAACCACCGCCACTAGCATCAGCCCAACTAGGAGCAGCACTAGAACCACCAGATGTCAGAACCTGTCCAGATGTACCATAAGTTGCGCCACCTATTCCTAATTGACCTGATGAACCAAACCTAAATTTTTCACTACCACCCGATAATACTGAAATATCTTTAGCACTACCCGATGAACCGTTGACATGACCAAACCTAGCTAATGTTCCAGTAAAATCTACTATGGCTCTTTCGTTACCACCACTAAAATTAGCAGACGCACCAGAAACCCCCAATGCTCCTGCCACATTAAGCTTTTCATTACCTGTCGTTGCCGCTACATTCACTCTTCCTGAGTCATCAATGCGCATACGTTCTGAACCGCCTGTTTCAACAGTTACAGTATCAGCAGCAGGAAACCTAATTGCTGTATTGGTATCCCCTGTGTGAATGATTTTATCGGCAATACTTACGTCGCCTGTAACGTCTAGAGCAGCACTTGGACTCGCGGTTCCTATACCCACTCGATTGTTGGTGCTATCGACTACGAGCGTAGTTGTATCTACGACAAGCTCCGCCGCAGCGCCATCTGCTATAAAATCACCTAAGTCTCTTGCTCTAGTCATTATGTCACCGCCGTATATTCTACAAAAACAATACCATCTCCGCCATCTCCACCATGACCTGCGTTTGAAGCAGTGCCGTGATTATTTACACCACCTCCGCCTCCGCCGCCAATTCCACCATTGCCGCCTTTTGCTTTTGCTGCACCTGAACTGCCGCCCATCGCCATCATTGACCCCCCTCCTGCAAAAGCACCGCCGCTTTGAGCCTGCTTAGCAGTTGAGCCTCCGTAAGAACCGCTTCCACCTGCTCCAGGGCCAGGATCTATAGTTACCCTGTTGCTAGTATCAGTAGTCGCTGTTCCGCCTTTTGCCCACTCAGCTTGAAGAAAAGGATATTTAAAAATGCCAAAACCCCCATTCCCAGGAGTTGAGCCAGAGGCCGCAGTAAAAGCACCGCCACCCGCTGCTGATTGAGCATCCGCAGTACCATTGCCTCCTGCGCCACCAATTCCTGCGCCACCTGCGGCTGATGGATTATATGTAGAAACTCCTCCATTAGGTGGGCTATCAAAAAAGTTTACAGCACCGCCTCCTCCAGTAAGTCCATTATTTGCTCCTGGGCTACCACCTGCGCCGCCTGTATAATTTAAATCGCCACCTGATGCAGTGCCACCAGAACCCCCTGATCCAGAATACGCATTACCGCCTCCCCCTCCCGTATATGTAGTTCCAGAATATACGCATGTTGTAGCCGTTCCTGCTGCCCCACTACCTCTACTCGTACCACCCGCGCCGCCTGCGCCAATGGTCACAGCCATTGTGTCATTCGCAGCCACGGTTAGTTGTTTACGGCAATAACCACCTGCACCGCCCCCACCTGCATATTTACCATCATATTCTGATTTACCTCCACCACCTGCACCGATGATGTGTAGTTGAACAGTTCCTGAATGAGGAAATGTATACGTTTGCGTGGTCGAGATTGGTATAATATCAGGAAGAGGTGTGCTGCTTCCACCGAAAAAAGAACTTGTTGTACCCATTTTATTTCACCTTTACGAGAACGCCCATCCAATGCTTGAATCTACATAACGCAAGTATAACACAAGATATGCAGTATCTACAGTAAGATCACTCGCACTACCCATAATGTTACTTCCGTTTCTAGCTATAATATTATTCGTGTTACCTGCTACCTCTGAAAACCTGACCTCATCACCTACAGTTGGAGAGCTTGGAAGAGTCAGAGTTATCGCTGAACCATTGACATAGTAATGATTATCTTTTGAAGCCGTAGTGTTTCCTGTAATTACGTTTGTTGTGAAGCCAACACCAGTAAGCCCAGAACCATCCCCTGTAAAAGCCGTTGCAGCTACTGTACCAGTAACAGTTACCCCCGTGGCTGATGTGGCTAATTTTACAGAGTTGTCGTGGTAGAGAGAAACTGCACCGTCAGTTACACAATTTATGTATTTTTCATTAGAATTATTTAAAAGCTCAATGCTATTTGCCCTAAGATAAACTTGACCAGTGCTATCTCCAACTTCTGTTAAATATGTGTTTGAACCATCGTGAAATATTTCAAAATCAGGAGCGCCAAATTGCAAGTGTCCGTTATCTGGAATTAAAATATTTCCACTACTATTAACACGAAATCTTTCCGATCCATCTGTTTCTATAGTAACGGTGTCAACCGCAGGGAAACGTATCGCAGTGTTTGTATCGCCACTGTGAACAATCTTATCGGCAATCGTTACATCACCACTAAACGTGCTTGTCGTACCAGAAAGATCGCCTGTAAGCGTTCCGCCTGTAAGCTGTAGGTATCGAGCATCTGATTGAGTTTGTGTATAAACATTCGCTATCGTCTGTGTTGCATATGCAACAACATCAATGGTGTCTCCTGCCGCTGCGCCAGACGCAAGGACAATTGAAGTCCCGTTTGTGGCTGTGAAATCTGCTGCTGAAAGTTTAGATCCATTTAAAAATACTTCTGCAAACCCAACAGTATATGAAACTGAAAAGGTTGTTTGGTTAGCTGTTGCAGTAAAAACAGTGGTAGTAAAAGTTGTTGGCTGTATATCCGCAGCTATCGCCGTGATGAATACAATAGCATCTCCAGATAAATTAATAGCGTTGTTACTGTTGCTACTTTCAGAGACAACCCTAGTGAGAGTCGTCCCTGAAGCAGTAAAAACACCTGAACCTAGCTCAAAGCTACTTGTGCCATCTTCTATACAGTATCTAACAGTGTCTCCGTTTGATACTCCTGCTGCGGTAAAAGTCTGGAAACCGTCAACCGCTGAACCCAAAGTGATTGTGCCAGTACCCGTAGTAGCGGTTGTCATCTTGGCACGATTGACCAGTTTTACCATAGCGGCACTCCAAACTTAGTTGTTAAGCAATACGGATGATTGCGTTACTTGCGTCTGCTGTAGGGAACACGATCTGAAAGTCCCCAGAAGTTGATGACTTGTTAGAGCCAAAATCAAGAACAACTACGCTTGGATCTCCTGTTGCACTGTCGTTATAAATCAATGCGCCACGAGCAGTGATTGTTGCAGATGTAAACGTAAGGTCTGCAAAGTCAGTCAAAGCTGTAGTTCCTGATGTTGTCGGTGTTACGTTTGTAAGAGAGCCACCACCCGCAGAATACGTTCCAGACGCACTTACTTCGTTAGAAGTAGTATACGCTGTAGTCGCTGCGTTGAATGAAGCACTGTTATCATACAAAGCTAATTTAAAAGTATTACCACTTGAGTTGGTAAAGTTGTGTGTTGCAGTCATCAATTCTTTCTTGAATGATGTGCACATAAAGTTGCCGCTAAATGCCATTTTACAATCTCCTTATAAGCTCGGCTAGTTCAGGATGACCTGCGTCCTTGAGGGCATTATACACAGTTGTACGGTCACTGTGAATAGCTTGCCTCATATAGTAGGCCACCAGTTTCTCCAGATGCTTAGAGAAGGCATGAGCCTGATCCCTGATTGCTGGATGCGCTGAGTCTGACACTGATATGATTTTCTGTACACACTGTTCGGATAATTCATCAGGAGTCAAACCCCTGTTATGAGTTGTATTTACTTGAACTAAAGATTCATCTTTAGGAACGCTTACATCTATTTTAAACATTATTGTTTAGCCCTAATTACTTTTCCTGTTCGATATTCATCTGTTGTTTCTTTTGCTTCGCCAAGCATCTTAATGCCAACAATAGATTCTTCAAAGCGTTTATTATACATCGCCATCACATCTTGATCGCCTTTCATGTAAATATATGCTTCTATCATTGCGCCGTATAATAAAGCCATTTCAGCATTTTCACTAAGCCAAGTTGTACCGCTATCAGACAATTCTGTAATACTTTGAGGTCTATAAAAATAATGAAGCTCTGCGGTAAAAGCGGCATTTGGCGTGGGTGCCATTAAAAAATTATCGACATCAAAAACACAATAATATCTCGGTAATCCTGTCGTGGTAGGGTCTGGTGTATATTGTTGTAAAAAGCTTGGATCTTTAAAATCTAAAAAAAACTTGTCTCCATCTGTACCTGCAAGGCTAAGAGAAAAAGGCGCTAAAAAATCAGAGGGAACTTTAATATATTGTATAGATGCGCTAGTTTGTGCGTTTGCATTTTTACGAAATAAACTAAGCTGTACGTTTTTAAGAATACGCTCTTCTGATAGTCTAATAAACAATGGTATATTGTTCACAAAACTTGTTTCTTCATATTCTGCGTATGCTTTTATAGCATCTTTTAATTGTAAATATGTAAA